GGTTCTCCAATAAATCTGACAAGATAATGCGGATTTGCTCACCATCTAGGTCATGAGCTACTGCTGCTGTGTAAATGGCTTTAGGTAATTTAGCCAATGCGCCTACTGCAAGGATTGAGCCAATCGTAACAAAGCCAGTTTCTTCTGGGCTTCTCACTGAGGTTCTAAAATCTGAGACTGTGCCACCAAATACAGGCACATATACACCAGCACTGTCTTTAAGTTCTAAAGTTAGGGAATCTGTTACATCAATGTCAAAGAGAGCATTGGTTGCGTTGATAATGTCCATGCGAGCATAACCCGCTTGACATTGACGATCTATATCAATGCGCCCTGTAGTTACATTAACTGAAGTTACATTTGTATAAACAGTAGTGCCTACTGTAATTCGCCATTCTGCAAGCCATGTCATATTGGTAAAAGCAAACTCGATGTTCCACGCCCGACAGCTTGTCGAATAACATCTTCAACAGCGCGGGCTATTGTTTCTGGGTCTCCAATACCTGTATTCACAGTTGTCGCAATGGTTACCCCTGCTGGCAGTTGATTGCCTGTGCCAGAAGTACCTAGCCCAACTGTGGAAGGCCTTGATGTGCTAGTACCAGCAACAGATGGAATCGATGCCCCTACAAATGGCACAAACCCGCCAAGACTTGCTCGTTGAGCTGCGCCTAGAGAAGCAAAGGCTGAAGCAGCAGTGCCAGCAAAGTTTTTGAAGTAAGTCTCTAAGCCTGCCAGTTGCTCCTTAACTGACATAAAGTTCCAGTTCTTGAACACATCATCTAAAGGCTTAATGCTGGCAAGAGTGCTAACTAACTTTTCTGTGTTCTTTTGAGCCTGATCTAGCATCTTTGTGTATTTATCTATCTGGTCAATGTTCTCAGATTCGATAGCCTGCATAAGTTTTAGACGAATACGATCTTCTTCTGAAATTCTACCCTTTAAGGCTGCCTCAATCTGGATTTTCTGTAGGTCAAATAGTGACTTTGCTTTAGCCAGTTTCAAGGTTTCTTGAGCAGCCTTGGTTTGTGTTTGTGCTAGTTTAGTTATTACCTTTTGATTTTTAAGATAAGTACCAGATTGAATTGGGTTTTGTTGTGCAGCTACCTCTGCCCCTCGGCGCGACCCTGATCCTAACCTAGTAATTGCACCTAATGGTCCAGCCGAGAAAGACCGCTGAAAAGGTGTAGTCAATAAACCTATTAGCGATTTAGTTTCACCACTTATTTCAAAAGAAGCTATCTGACCTAATCCTCTAATAAAGTCTGCGCTGGCTAATGCTGCGCCTTCCATTGATAAAGCAAGATTCTCAATAGAGTTATCTCTACCGACAGCTTTAAGGGCATCTAATAACCCTGTGCCAATAATGGTCGTGGCTTCTTGTGCTGAGTTAGCAAGCACCTGCATTTGACCTGCATCTGTCGCTCGCAGGTTCTTGTTAAAATCTTTGTAGGTAGAGTTTAAGACTTTGACTAAAGCATTGGCTCTTTCAGTTTCAGTTCCACTCTTAATCTGCTTCTTAGTGTTTTCATCTAGGACGAAACCTACGCGAGTTAGAGACGCAAAGTTGCCATTAAGGGCTTGTGCTAACCCGTTAGTCATAGACTTAAAGTCTGCTGTGCTGGCAGTAGCACCTTTTTCTGCTGTTACATAATCAAGAATTGCAGGGGTTAAAGCTTTGATAGTGCTTACTTGTAAATTAAAGGTAGCAAGCTGAGATTGTGTTTGAGTTATGTTTCCGCCAGATACAACTCCAATTTTTTCTAAAGCCTTAGCCTGTTCGTTAAGGAGAGCAATCTCCTGTGTGGTTGCTCCGACTCCGACCTTAAGAAGCTGGTTTAATCTATTCTGCTCAGCCTGTTGATCTAATGACGCTCTAACGGCTAAACGACCGAAATTAACTATAGCCCTTGCGCTAAATGCAATACCTACTGCACCTGCTAACTTCTTAACTCCTTTAGTAAGTTTTTGTGTAGCAGTATCGGCTTGCTTGAAGGCTTTATTGCCAGTGTATTCTGCTGCTAAGTTAATGACTACTGATGGATCAACGGCCATTATTTAGCTCTCATTTCTGCATAGAACTTTACCTTAGAGTTTTCAATAGCCTTAATAACTGCTGCGTTGGTCTTACCGCCATCTTCTTTCCATGCTCTAAAAATTGCGCGACCCTTCATTTTGCGTGACCTACGGCCTGCACCAGTCTGGTTATTGGCATCTACTATCTTGCCATATTCATTCATAGCCTCAATAAACATATTACCTGCGTTTGGGTTATTACTTTTAGATTGATTCTTATTGCCTGAACGAATCATCTGGCCATAGTTGGCTTGGCTTTGACGCACAACTCTAGCCATAGGAGCTTGCTCTCGGCCATGTTCATTTACGCGACCAGCAGTCTCATAGATTGCACCTGCTGCGGAAGCATTAACAATGCGCGCTAAGGCTCTAAACCCTTTGTTATTAGGCTTAGATGGTGTTGTCTTATATCCAATACCGCGCTTGGCTTTGCCTGTACTCCAAATGCGACTAGTACCCCATGCCGTTTCACTACTTCTAGCCCAGCCACTTAAAGGAGCTTTTGAAGGAATAAATCCTCTAGCCTTATTAGTAATTGGCTTGAGGAGATTGCCTAACTCTTTTTGAGTTTCTTTAGCTAAATCTGGAGCAAAATGTTTAAGAGCCTTACGGAGTGCGATTGCGCCCTTTACTTCTGTTGGCATCGCTTATCTCCTTTGCTTCATCTTTAAGACCTTCCAACAAAGCCTGAAGCATTGTCGGGTCTAACTCTAGTAACTGCTGTGGCGCGACCCCCAACCTTATGCTCAAACGAGCAATGAGGTAGGTGAATGGAAGATCGCGCTTTAAGACAAAGGGTCTGAGTCCAACACCTCAACACCTTTAAGAGTGCTGATGAAAGTCTCTAACCTTGCATCTACTGGCTCACCTGACCGCTTAACAACTTCATGAGCTAAAAAATACACTTGTGTCTGCATCTCTTCTTCTCGAAACGCCTTATGGAATCCTACTTTGTAATGCTGTTCGAATATGTATTCGATTAAGGGAGTTACTTCCCCTTGCACTACTTTTCCATCTGCAAATGTAACTTTCAACTGTGCCATGATTTGCCCCTTTGTTTAGTTGTTTAGAATGTACCTGTGGTTGCTACTGTGATTGCTCCTGAGACCTGAAAAGTTAAGCTCTGCATTCCTAGGCTTGCGACATCTCCTGCGATAGGAGTAATCGTATCGACCAAGATTAGCCCACTGTAAAATGGGTTAGCAGCTGAACCTGTTGATGACTTGTCTAGTGCGCACTTGAAGTATGCATTAGTAGCAAATAGAGTGTTGAGTGATTGCAATACAGCAGTAGCTCCATCATCGTTAATTAAATCAACAGTAATGCTGTTATTCTGCAATCCAGCCACATAACGATGACCTGTATCACCCATCGCTGTGGTCTCAATCTGATCTACTGAACGAGTCAATGTAAAACTTGTTACGAACGCGCTAAGATCGATTGAGGCAGGGTCTGTTGCTCCTACTTTGAATCCAACCTTATTTACGATTCCCTGTGCCATTGTTATTCCTCATCTTTCTTAGTGACTGGTTTTGGTGCTGTTGCAGTTTGACCGATTCGCACGAGCCATTCTGCGTTTGCTTTGTCGTTATCGGACATGATTAACTCCAACTTGTTAGAATTGATACGGACATCTCGCAACTGAGAAGGTCTCCCGAAGCAGCATTGAGAACGCTAGGTGCGCTTATTGCGCCTACATTATAGGTCAAAGAAGATGCAGCGAGCAGATTGAACACTCTGACTACAAAATCTTCTATGCCATTGAGATTGCCCTCGTTGTCAAATAAAGGGGTCGTGATAATTAGCCGAAAATTAGCAAATGGGCTAATTGAAATCTGTGAATTATTATTTGGTGTCAAATATGGATCATCTGGGCTGACTATGACTGAGTTAGCCAAGACTGTGGCAGGCGGGAATGCAAAGGTTTGCCATTTTGAGTTATCGACTAGAACTGTGGCAAGTGTCGTTCTAAGTGTCGTAATAGCAACTGGTGGCATTATCCGACCATCGAATTAGGGCTTATTGCGTGTGTTATCAATCCTCGCACCTTAGCGAGAAGCTGTGCGCTCATTCGGTAAGGGCTTGGCTGGAAATCGACAAGGTTACTGCCTGAAAGGGTTGCAGTACGCGCTTGCCATATTTCAACAGATATCATCAAAGCTGCATTCTGAATTGCTGTGTCGGTTGCATAATCGGTTGTTCCAAAAGCTACAGTTCCAAAAGGTTGAATAGAATGTTTGCCTTGATCTGCGCCTGTAGCTGCGTATTCAATAGAATAATTATTTACACCTGTAATAGTTTTTGTTCCGTTATACGGACTACCATTTTTAGTGATAGTTACGCTTTGCCCTACATAATAATAATTAGTAACTTCTGTTTCAAAATAAAGGGTTGCCACATTGTTGGCTAAACTTTGATGAGTATTGTAAAGCTCATTCTGCCATAGCATAGGCAATAGGACTACATCTGCTGCATCACAGACTTCTTGCAAAGTTGCGTCAGGATACAGGGTACCGACTCCGAGAGTGCTGCGGAGTTCTGCAACTGAAGTAAGTGCCATCCTGATTCCTTTCTTAAGACCCTGAGGGGCAGAGGGCTACTGCCCCTCAGAGCGACTTAGTGTGGTTCTATTATGTAAAGTTGAACCAGTTTGCGCCAGCTGCCAACTTGGTAGCTAGTGCGCCCTGACCGAATAGTAGAATATCTACTGTTCCGTCAGAGTTGATGTTTGTACGAAGTTGCTGGCGAGCAGACTCGTACCATGTGTAAGCATCTGGGTTAATGACAACCATTGAATAATCTGCTGTGGTAGATGAATCCAAGTAGCGAGATACGCGAAGGTCAAGACCTGCAACGGTTCCGCGAAGGCTTGTAGGTGTAAGTGCGCCACCTGCGTTTTGAGGATTAGCCGCGATGTAGATTGGACGGCCTTGATCGTTGTAGCTCATGATGTTAGCCCATTGCTGAGTCGATACCACCATGTTACGAGCAAATCCGAGTGATGCTGAATAAACTGCTGCTGCTGCGCTTGATACATACTTTAGCAAGCCATCGGCTGAATTAGCCTGCGCTGTTGCGTTAAGAGAACCATTGTTACCAATTTCCCCTGTTACATACTGTTCTGTGTCCTTTGCGTAAGCAAATTCCATCTGGACAAGAAGTTCATCTAGGAATGCAGGTGTTGAATTTGTTAGCAATTCCAGAGTAGTGATTGCGCGACCCTTGAAGGACTTCTTTGTAACTGTGATGTAAGATGCTTCAAGTTGTGACTCTGTGACTGCGCCATTCTCATTAATCTGATCAACAAGCGGCACTTCAGTAATCTTTGGAAGTTCGAATGTTTTTCCAAATTCTGGCATTGTTCCAGAAGAAATTGAATCAATTACTGGGCGATCTGCGTTAGACAGGAAGTTGAGTAACTGTGTGCTTTGTGGTGTTGGGATAAATCCTGCACCTGTTGTCTGATCGTTGTCAGCAGCGCGAAGCCATTGACGAGCATCTTGATCATCAAAAACATTAGCTTTTAATGTGTTTTCCAAGTAGTTGCGCTTTGTTAGCTCAATTCTTGGCTTGGTGTAATAGCTTGCTGTAACAGTAGGGCGAGCAGCCTCGACAGCCGCAGCTTCTACTGATGGTGTTGCTTCGACTGGTGTGGTATCTTCCACGACTGGAGTCTCGCTTTCTGTAGTTGGATTTTCTTCAACAGGGATAACTTCCTCTGCTGCTATCTCTAGTACTTGAGCTGATTTGAATGCAGGCTCCGAGACTAAAGAAACTTCTTTTAATTTAGCTGCTGTCACAAATGTGTAACCATTTCGAGATGGTTGAGATTCTGTGATTTCCGCCCCGATGCTCAGTCCTGCAACAAGCCCTTCGCTGGCCATAATCATGGCATCTGTACCAGCTTGACTGCGACTCAACTTAAATGTCGCATAAATTCCATCTTCTTTTTCTTCATAACTTGTCATGCGACCTACTGGCCTTGATGTGTCATGCTGTGCTAACAATTTAATTTTTGTGGCATCCACAATAGCGATTGATCCTGCCTCAAAAGCGTAAGAGCCAAGATTTGTGCTGCCAATCTCGCCAATGCCATAAGGCACAATCTTTCCAGAGATTTCTCTGCGTTCTTCTGAGCATTCGATTGATGATGCTTCAATGTATAGAGTTTCCATTAGCTGCCATTCCCGTTAGGTGATAGGTCTTCCATTTGCATTGCTTGTT